GTCATTATCTGTACTTGATGGATTAACGGGAAATATCGCTAACTTATCGGGCGTTACACGTAACAAGAGTTATGAGAATGACAGCAACGTTACTGACTCAGACGGAATTCCTGCTCACTCAATTGCTGAGATTGTAGAAGGTGGCGTGAGCGCTGATATCGCAAGTGCTATCGCTTTACGTAAAACACCAGGGACAGGGACATACGGCACAACGACGATATTGACTTATGATAGATACGGTATTCCAAATAACATCAATTTCTTTCGACCTACTACGGCTACTATCCAAGTTGAGGTTACGATCTCGGCTTTGGCGGGCTATAACTCTTCTTATGGCGACTTGATTAAGACAGCAGTTATAAACAGTATTAACGCGCTTACAATTGGGGACGATGTGATTTTAACTAAGTTATACGTCCCTGCTAATCTACCGACAACTGACGCGGGGAGTACGTTCAATATTTCGTTAATTCGTATCGGTAAAAATTCAGGTGCGCTCGGAACTTCTAATATTGTTTTGGCATTCAATGAAGTAGCGTTGTCGATATTAGCTGATATTACGGTGATAGTAGTATGATTTTAACGGACTATTTATCTCTCATTACTTCACAGCATAGGGATAAAGACAATTTTGTAGCGATGAATTCGTTTGACGTTTCACCCTATCAAAAAATGCAGACGATACTTGACGATATTCCAAATTTATATGATGTAGATTTGGCTATAGGCGTTCAACTTGATACAATTGGTGAATGGGTAGGCGTTTCACGTCGTGTTAATACTCCATTGACTGGCGTGTATTTTGAGTGGGATAACGTCGATACTATGATAGGATGGGATAGCGGTTCTTGGATAGGTCAATTTGATTCTACTACGGGACTTTCATTTCTACCCGATGATAGTTATCGCAGATTAATCAAAACAAAAATAGCGTCTAATACTTGGAACGGCTCGATAACGATGGCGTATGATATTTGGGAAACGATTTTTACCAATTCATATATCATCATCCAAGATAATCAAGATATGACGATGAGCATAGGCATAGCTGGCGAAAAGTTAGGCGCGGTCGATCAGGCTTTATTAACGGGCGGATATATCCCATTAAAACCAATGGGTGTCGGAGTAAATTATTATATGATTACGACATCAGCAGGGGCATTTTTCGGATGGGATATTGATGTTCCCGCAGTTCGCGGATGGGATGTCGGTCAATGGTTTACACAAATTTAAAAGTAAGGGGATTTAATGGCTAATGATTTTTTACCGTTTTCGACATCAGGGACGGCAAATGTTTATACTAACGCGGAATACACGGCAGATACAGACCACACGAATGGAAATCAGCCGGGTATCGCTAAATCAAAACTGGTTAATAAGGCATTACGACAATGTTCTATTATTAGCACCGTTGTAGCTCAATACATAGCGGATATTACGGGGACAAATGCAGTCGATGACGGTACAACCACAACGCTATTGACCAATCTTAAGACGGCCACTAATGTAGCTTATAATACACATGCCGCTACGTCTAAAGTGACCCCAGTTGATGCGGATGAAATTCCAATTGTTGATAGTGCTGCATCAAATGGATTAAAGAAGATAACGTTTGCTAATCTTGCAACGTATTTTACTAGTTTATTCGCTCCTATTGATTCACCAACATTCACTGGAACACCCTCCCTCCCAACTGGAACAATTGCAGTAACACAACCAGCTGGGACTAATACAACTCAGGTTGCTACGACTGCATTTGTTAAAACTGAAATACCGAACGCACTAAACGTAACCGGTTCAGCTCCTATTTATGCTTGTAGAGCTTGGGTAAACTTTAACGGTACTGGTACGGTAGCTATTAGAGGAAGTGGCAATGTTAGTAGTATTACTGATACCGGGGTTGGTACTTATACGATTAATTTTACTACTGCTATGCCTGACGCTAATTACGCTATAACTACTAGCGTTGGAGGAGCTACAGCAGATTTACCTATTATATTTACTGGTGGGTTTTTAACAACATCAGTTAATTGTAGCATAAGTAAAAACCTGTCAAATGCTGGTGTTGATGTAACGGATGTTGGCATCACAATCTTACGCTAACTAAATAGTAACAATGAAAATAATCCAATAAATCTTTAGATAAAAGGAAAACAAAATGAAAATAATCTATGAAAATCAAGATAAGACAATCGCAGTATTGACACCAACACAAGAGGCTCTAAGTTTTGCGACTATTCAGCAAATTGCAGAAAAGGACGTTCCTCATAATCTACCATACTGGGTTGTAGAAGAGTCAATTATTCCCACTGATAGAACCAATCGCAGTGTTTGGCAACTAGATGGTAGTGAAGGTGAACCTCATGGTTTCGGCGGAGAGTCTAATGAGTTTGATGCTGAGCTATTAGCTAACTATTTGCAAGGAGTAATCGGATGATTGAAGTTAATCAGGTCAAGTTAGATGAAAAAATCACAGCTCAAAAAGTCCAAGAAGCTAAGCAAGCTAAAAGAATAGCTCTCGATACACTAACAGTGACTACAACAAGCGGAAACATATTCGATGGAAATGAATCTGCAAGAATCAACATGGTATCAGCAATTGCAGTAGCAGACATTGCAGGGATGACAGAGAAGCAATGGAAGCTTGCTGATAACTCAGTGAAACTAATCACGCTAGTTGAACTTAAAGAGGCTTTACTACTTGCAATCCTAGCCGTTGCTGAGATTGTTTTATGAAACAGTACGCATGGAACATTCTCATCTCTATCGACCAATTTTGTAACACATTAGTGGGTGGTAATCCCGATGAGACGATAAGCTCACGTTGTGGTAAGCGTATTAAAGACCGTCCTCGATGTAGATACATTTGTAAGATGCTTAATTGGTTTCAAGGTGATCATTGCATTAAATCTATTGAAGAGGATGAGAAGTGAACGAAATGCAAAAAGTTGAAGCTGTAATTTCTGAACATGCCGTAACTCTTGGTATCCTTGTAAATAGTGTGGGAAAAATAGAGGGGTTCATGGAGGAGTCGGTTAAAGGACAAATGCGCCAAGAAGTGCTCCTTGAAAAGCTTGCTAATTTTGAAGCGAACACTAAGACATCTTTCGACCGGATACATGCGAGAGTTGATAAGATGGAGGCTGATATTTTTCTAAAAGAAAAAAGTGTACGTGAACATATCGAAAAACTTGAACCACTTGCAGAAAATGGGAACAGTGTCCATAAGGGTATGATGTTTACCGCTAAAGCACTCGGTGGGCTTGTTATCGCTATGTTCTTTGCATTAACTATTTGGGCTATTAAATTATCTCAATATAACCCTCAAGGATAGAAATATGGAAATTAAAGTAATAAGAAAAAAAGGCACAGCAGGTTTTACGGAAGGTAGATTATACATTGACGGGGAATTTGAATGCTTCACCGTTGAAGATGCAGACCGTGCTCTTGAAAGTGGAGGTATTAAAATCCAGGATAAGACAGCTATCCCGAAAGGTGTTTATCCTATTACTATTTCAATGTCTAGCCATTTTAAAAAGATGCTAATTGAAGTGCAAAAAGTAACTGGATATGCAGGCGTTCGTATTCATAGCGGTAACAGCTCAAAAGATACAGAAGGTTGCATTATTGTTGGTTCAATTAACGACCGTGAAGACGATGACTGGGTAGGTGGTTCTAAAGTTGCTTATGATCGGTTACACTCTAAAGTCAAACAAGCTTTATCAGCTAAACATAATGTCACTTTAACGGTTGCATAGATGATTGATTATCTAAAACAAATGCTATCCAACGATAGCAACAAGTCATCAGCTCGCCTAATTAATTTTATGGGCGCTTTACTTGGAGCTTCATTAATCGCGTATGATACCGCTATACACGGCAAACTAGACAGCACTAATTTTGGGTTATTCCTTTCATATTGCGGAATAGGGTATGGAATCAGTAAAGGACTTGATAAGGTAGGTGCGTAATGTGGATTACTTTAGCACAACAATATTGGAAGCAATTGGCTGTTATTTGTTTGGTGTCTTTGGTTTACTTTTATATTGCTGGGTTGAAGAGTGAGTTATCCGGAATTACTGGACAACTTAAAACCGCTCAAGCAGAAAAAATAAGCGATGATCTACAAAAAGAGGCTTTACGGTCGGCTATTTTAGATCAAAGCGATGCGGTGGATAAACAGCGCGTTGATGCGGTTAAAAAGCTCGAAACATTCAAGACAGCTCAATATACGATTATACAAAAATATGAACGTGAGCGCATTGCAGTGCGTGATTTGAACGGTTCTATCGAGTGTGATGCTATGCGTGAGATTATCAGGAGTGCATTATGAAAGAGCTTATTTTTTGGTTAAGTTTGATTTTAATACTTGTGCTTGGTTTTACTTTAAGTGGTTGTGCTTCCAAAGTCGAATACGTGGATCGTGTCGTGAAAGTAAATGTTCCGGTTCGATGTATTTCACCTGGTGTAAGTAAATCGGTTCAAGGTAAAAATGATGCTGAGAGTTTATTGGGGATTATTCGCGAGAGGGATGAATTAAGAGAGGCTATTAAGGCTTGTTTGTAGGGGATCAATTCCCCACTTTCGTATATTGCTGACAATGTGAAACGTCTATAGTCTCAGTGTTAAATTTAGTACAAAAGTTATTTTGATACCATAAACACGAATAGCATTTACTCATTTTAATAACTCAAGTTCTAATAATCGTTCCGCATAATGGATAAGCTTTTGCAAGTCCTGAACCCTATTGTCTTTACGTCGTAACAAATATTTCAACACATTACCCTCATAAAAATTAAGCTCCCATGAGTCTATAATATCCCAAGGCTGAATTTTGTTTAGATAGTGATTTCCTCCCACCTGTTTCACTTCCAATCCATGTGGCTTAATCACCGAATTCATAGCGCCATTATAAGCTTTTTCATGTTGTTTAGTTCCTAGTCCATGAATTATTAAATCCTCTTCACTGCAATCTGCGTATAGTTCACATATCATTTGGTTTTGATCTTGGCTCATTTGTCTAACTCCTTCAATAGATTATCAAAATATTCCATCAATAAATCAATATTATCATATAAAATACCACTTCGCTTCATGCCTTCGTATGACATTGTATATCCTTCAATTTTCGATAGTGCTTTTATGCACTCAATAGCTTTATCTTTTTCACTCATTTCTTTCTCCTTAAATATAATTTACTTGCCTTCTCAGCGCGTACACACCCGCAGGAAGTCGTATAACCATCGCGGACGCTATCCATACGAGTAACTGTAAGTAATCCGCATGAGCACTGATATAAGCCTACATTACGATAATTTACACGGGAATGGAGTTTAATGAATGTTAGCATTTTTTACCTTGCATTATTTCATTTCTATTTTTATTACATCCATAGCATAATAGCTCTATATTATCCCAAGTATGCCCTCCACCTTTGCCACTAGGTATAGTATGCTCTATAGTTGGTTTAAATAAATCATAGTTGGCAGTATTATGGTTAGGATGTGGCAGTTTATTTTTACAATCATTACATATGCCGTCAAATTTATTATAAACAGCAAGTAACGTTATAGAGCTATCTACAATTGCATTTTTTTTATTTGCTCTCGCTCTAATGTTTGAACGTTTATTTCTGCATTTTTTACAACTTAACGAACCTTCTATAGATAGATATGCAAACCCGCAACATGGGCAAACTGCTATACCATTTTCTTTAGCTTTACTAAAAAAATCAATCTTTCCGATAGGTTCTGAAATATAATTTACAGTACACATTATTTACCCATCTTTTGTTCGTAAAATCGAATAGCCTTCGCTCTATAATTACGCAAGTGGTTTAAATCTGCTTGCATCCAATTATCTCGTGTTGTACTATCTTCAATTAGCCATTTTAAACGTTTACAAGCCCAAAAACAGAACTCGTTAAATGTTCCACCATTTTTTAGACTATTTAATGTAGCAGGTTTACATTCAAACAGCTCTTCATCTGAATATCTCATAAATACCCTTTCGATTTATTTTCCAACCCTTGCTTAAATCCGAGAATAAATGCCTCTGCTGCAATATCTTCGATTAAGTCAGACATGGTTCTTGGAATATCATATCCTTTTATTAACTGTCCTACTGCGAACCGCATACTAAAACCGTCACTTATTTTTGCATCATTGAATAGTGTATCTATTTCGCTTGTTGTCATGTTTAAAACTCCTTTCGTTTACCACATATTTCACACTCATACCATATATCAAAATCAATTTTACCTACGTTTATAGTCTTGATTTTAAGATAGTGATGACCACAAAATAATTGCTTAAACCACTTATTCATCTTTTAATTCCTTAATAAATACAGTTGTCCAGTTTGAGCAGTAAAAAGTTTCAAAATCTTCTTTGTATCCACCGCCTAAATCTACATGATTAAAAGGAGTGTTATGACAATACCATTGTGCCCATCCTTGATTTATACGTACATTTTCAGAATATTTACAATTAGCACATGATTTAGTTTCCATCTGTTACCTCGTAATTTTTATGTGTTGCATCGACTTTTTTAGCGTTTTTACGTGGGCGTATTTGAAGTGGAGGGAGTGATATTTCTGTTTCAATTCCCATCATAGAATTAAATTGTTTTTCGCTCATTGGAGTTTTTCTAAGTCCTCTCATTTGAGCGGTATAAGTTTGATATGTCACACTGACAACCTTTCAATCATAACATTATTAGTAACTTTCCAAATTTCATCGGATAATAACCGTGATTTATTCTCAAGATCACATCGTGAAGTATGAAAGTATTTATCATAAAGCCGATTAAACAACGTAGGCTTAAACTTAAGTTTTTTCAATTCGTTCTCAACTTCAAAATAAAGCGCACAAATTGTTGGTTCAACTTCGATAGTAAAATCTTCTTTATCAGCTTTTACTTGTATCCATGTGGCTTTCGCTATGTCAGTGCATTGCAGATAAAGCGTCTTATTACGTCGGTATAGTTTACGCTCAAGTTCGGCACACTTAAATGATATCTTTGCCATAGTGGGCGTGATATCGCGTTCTACGATAGCAATAAGAGTTCTAATGTATATTAAAGCAAGGATTACACGCATTGCTGTGCTCCATTAATGGCGTGCTCTAGATTATTATCTACTACATATTTATCATACGCGATAGCTGCTTCTATTGAAGAATTGAAAAATCCTATATGTTTTTGTTTTTTACATACAGTTATACTTGCTCCCCATTTATTTTTATCCTTACTAAAACTAACACCTCTGTATCCGCTTGTATTTGTAGACATTAATACCCTTTTATTTCTAGCTTGTATTTCATCACTTACCCATCTACAGTTTGAAGGTTCATAATTTCCATTAACATCTATTCTATCAATAGATAGTCCTTCTTTGTATCCACTTTTTATAGCCCACAATTTAAAAGCAACAAAAGAATACATCCAATCATCACAAACTTTTATTCCTCTTTCACCATAATAAAAAAATTGATTATTCTTTCTATTATTACATCTATTTATCATTGAAAATCTAACGCAGTATAACTTTGTTTTACTTCCTCCGTGTGTTGTAACATTATCTGCAATTATTTTTTTATGGTAACAACCACAGCTTTGTGTTTCTTTGGTTTTTATTTTAAAAATAACGCATTCAAAAATATTGCCACATTCACATCTATACATAGCATAATGTCTTTTTGTTTTTGAGAATTCGTTTTTGTATTTAATACCTAAATCTTGAATTAGTATAGGTGGTTGTGGTATTTTTATCATAAGAAGTCCTCCCAGACTTATAAATTTATGTGAAAGGCAGATGCTGGGAGGAGCGTAGACTGCCTCTCGCATAAACTTTTCTACAATGTAATTGTATCTTGTTTATCCTTTATTTATCTATGGTAGATTTATAAATTTTATACTGTTCCATTACTTCCGAAATCGTCATATTATACTTTTGAGTCATCTGATAAAATGACAGCCGTTTTTCTTTTATAAAGTCTATTTTCATTTGCGCTCTCTTTTTGTTTCTTCGATTTTGCGTTCATTTTTATATGTAACTAAAGCTGCTACTTCTGCGTCTGTTTTAAACTCTCCTGCACTAATCATATAAGCTTTATGATTATCTGTAATATCTATCCACTGCCATTCGTATACTGGTTCGGATGGTTTGATACGGTATTTAAGATTCTGTTGATGCGGAAAATCTGTTACAGAGTACCAATTGTGTCCACTTTTATATTCAATTTCGGTTCCTTCTGCATAAGCATGTAACACATCAGCATAAGGGTGACGATTAGCTCCTTTTGGAATACATACGTTTGATTCAAAGAATTCATTAATTCTACTTATAGACACACATTTATAACCACTAAACGTGATTGATTGTGACAATAATTCTTCTTTTTTCATCGTCTAACCTCCAAATTTTCTAAGCATAACCCCATAGCTATCTGTGAATTAACTTTTTTTAAATCATCGCTGATCACCTTATTTTTAGCCGTTTCGATACTTAGATTATGTTCTAAATCTTGACAAGTTAGCTCCATCGCGTTAATTGAAAACGTCATGATAGCTATTGTAACTCCCATAAATAACGTTAATACACGGTAAAAACTTTGTGTACTTTCCAATTGTTCGTATGTCTTTTTTTTCATCTTCAACCCCTTAAATTAATACGCTGATATTGTGGACATTCAGCGTCTTTCAAAGCATATTTAATGCTCAACAGTTTTTATATTCTTGTATCAATTAAAATCTCAACTACGTCATATTTAAAAGACATTTCTGATATTTTTTTTATAGCATAATCTCTATCTCCACAATCAATATGATTTACTTTTTTATATTTACAACTAAGTTTAAACCATTTTTTTATATTTATTTTTTCAAAAACTGTTACCCTCCAAAAGAAAACATTATCATTCATCCATAAAGATTCAAGCATAAAATAGCCAATCTTTTCAGGATCATCTTTTCTTTTTAATAAATTAATCATCTTTAGCCCTTTACATTTAACTTATTTTCTAATCTATCCAAAAGGCGTAAAGCCTCACCTATTGTAATCTTTTTACGGTATTTAGTTTGATATTCAAGTGTCATCATTTGATTATATGCTAACATCAAAACAACCTATCGCCCATTTTTTCACACCATAGCTCGAAACGTTCCATTAACTCTTTCATTTTTCTTCCTCCACGTATCCAGTAGGTTTAGCAGGTGACATTTCGATAATTTGGAAGATGATTGTTTTCCATTTTCTCCACCATTCTAAAGCCCCGCTATCCATGTTTTTAATTTTTTTATTATCAAAGCTTTGCCACTCGTAGATTTTATTGTATTGACTTCATACCTTATAACGTTCTGCGCTCTGCCGTCCTGATTACTACCCTTAAGATACAGAGTTGACTATGATTCATCCTCATTAAAATCTACTACTTCTGTACTACGGAATATATTTTGAGCATCGGGTTGTGATCATACACCAACACCGTGTAGAACAGCAATAACGATAAACAGATTATCT